GGCCTGGTAAGGAACAATATCCGGGTACCCTGAAACTCAAAATTCTCACGAAGCCAGACGGTAGCTTCGTCCCCGAAGCATATAACAATCTTCGTCAGCCGGTTCCCTTGGATTCGGTTGAAAAGGGACAAAAGGTTCTGACCATTGTTGATCTCAATCAAATTTGGTTCATCGATAATAAGTTCGGTGTTACCGTGCGACTCCAACAAGCCCTCCTCGAACCCTCTACGAAATTGCCCTCGTTTGCTTTCCAGGGTGTTGGTGCCCCAGAAGATGAAGTCGATGATGACCTCGGCGAGGAAGAAGTTGATGAATAAATAATAAACACAACAATAGATACTTTGTAATAAAAATACCTAGACACATGTCCCTATTAAAAATTTTCTCAGTTTCTAATAAGGATGGTTACGTTGGCCCAGCTTGTCCACATAGCGAATAGTGCTAAAACAAATGCCCAGAAGAATGCGGTCGGAGAAGAAGTTAAGAAAATCCTACGAGGAAAAGAGGATGGCGCTGCAAAGGCATGTTACCCCGAGAAACATTTTTTCACTAGGATCAAACGAAGGCCACTCTTAATCTATAAAGCAACGCGATTGATGGCCATAGGGAAGGGTCAGTATGGTACAGTGTTCTATGGGTGTATCGATGATAAATGTGCCACGCAAGTCGCGATTAAGGTTACGACAGAAGAGAGTGCCAAAATGGAGTACCGTATTGCCGAAAAATTGAAAGGAATGGGCACACCCCGTATGTATCATTTCAAATCGTGCCGATTCGCCGATGTTCTTTATTTCGAATACATCGATGGTAAAAGCCTTCAGGCATGGATAAAGACCAAACCAAGTGAGGCCGCGGTTAAAAAGGTCATCAGACAATTGATACAAAACCTGGCCAACATTCATAAAAAATACCCAAAATTCAGACACCACGATCTTCACTCGAACAACTTACTCATTCTTAAAACGAAGGGTGGATTTAAACCAGTAATCATAGATTTTGGTATGTCCACCATGGAAGGTGTGAGAAACCCGATCGTAACATCTGGGGAACTCGCCTCGTCTCACGGTATTGGTAGTAAAAGTCATATAATGTATGACGCACACTTCATTCTTAATTCAATGTTTTACGAATTCGCGCCATATAGTGGTTATAAACAGACAAAGGAATTCTTGCGCGATGTATTACCCGAAGAGTACCGAGGACCGCAGGGACAGCGGTGGACGGAGTCCAGTTGGGGCAAATACGTTAATAATTACAGAATGGTAATGGGCGCGAAACACAATTTTCCAACCTACGAAACAATTTTAAAACATCCATTCTTAAGTACTACAACGACGAAAAAGAATATTCTCAAAAAGGTTCTACCACCAACGAAAAAGAAAGAGGTCGTCACTCCCCGCCTTCCGCAACCACCCGTGCGTAAGGGGAGTGCCAATCAATCGAGCGCCATTCGCCGTGCCGTGGCTGTCCTCAAAAAGAATGCCGAAAAGAAGAAGATGCCACTAAAAAGACCCGGTATTGCTCAGGTTAAGCCACCCCAAAAGAAGTCTCCAACGCCGGCTGTCGCGAAACCAAAGATATCAGTCAATAAGAATGGTGACACCAAGATTGACAGACGAAAGTGTCGTCTCTACAAGAAAGAAGAATTAGTTAAGAAATTTAAACTCGATCCAAAATTGACAAAGGATGAAATGTGTAAGAAAATTTTAACCATGAAATAAGTAATATTATAACGAGACCTAGATAAATTATATTTTAGATACTTATAAATTATGTAAAATATAAGATTTTATTACTTAGACTCCTCAACCGTGGTAGATTCTAATTCGGATTCGGATTCGGAGTTTGACGCGACAGATTCCTCATCACTCACTTCGGAGTCAAGCCATCTGTACTCCCCATCTTCGTTTTCAATGTGCTGCGCAAGGCTCTGGCATATTCCTTCCAGGTCTTTAATACGCGCCCTGAGCGAGGCGTTGTCCTTTTCAAGGGTGGAAATGTAGATAGAAAGAGATTGAGCACCGAAAGCCATGTTTTAATATGACTTTTTAAGAAGAGTGAATTGACTTAGGTTTTTAAAATCCTTAACATCCATCGACGAATCTTATGCCGTCGCACCCTCTGTTGAAAAACCAGAAGAGAAGAAAAAAATAAATCTTACCCCGTACGTGATGATTTTACTCATCCTGTTATGTCTCTTCATCGCCTTTAAAGTTGGGAGAAACTTCATTCATATCTAAATTCATAACAAATATTATACCCACTAATAATTAAAATATTCATAAATAGTAATATGATTGCTTTAATTATTCTCCTGATTCTGGATATCTACATCTTATATAAGACAGGAAGTCATCAACATCCAAAGGAAATTGTCGGAAAAGGTAAGACCTGGACTGTTTACGGGAGCATGGGATGTGGATGGTCTCGTAAACAGTTAGAGTGGTTCAAAAAATCTGGTAAATCCTATAAATTTGTCGATTGCGACAAAGAAGGATGTCCCGGAATGGACGCTTTACCTACACTTATTAGCCCTAAAGGCGAAAAAATTGTCGGATATAGAGAAGTCTAAAGACCCCGGACGACGGACAACGCGATAGAGAGGATAAAGGCTTCAAGAAGCGTATCAACCTTTCGTAAGGTGGAAACATGTTTCACCAGAGATTTGTTCCAAAGAAGCTTGATCAGGAATGTGCTGATGACAAGATTAAGCAAGAACAAAATAATGATGCGAGTACGCTCATTTTGGCTTCGGGTCTGGGAGATTTCCTTTAACATTTATTATTAGTCAATAATTTTTTTCTGAAGTAAACTTAAATGGCGAAGAATTTGCCTTTATCTGGTTCCGAAAAAAAATTCACCAATAGACGATGGGGGTCAAAGACAGGAATCGATAATAATAATTGCTACGCATACGCCGTAGGAGACTACGAAGCGTATCGTTGGCAGAAGAGTATTCCAGGTGACAGATCGGGTCTTTCAAATAAAGGCCACACATATACACACTGTACAAGTCTCCCAAAGAGAGTCGTGTCAGATAATCCCACCAAAATATACAAGGTAGCGGCGAACGAAAAGTGTAAAAAGGGGTATTACAAGGTCATGATGTTTGTTAGTCCCGGGAGACCCACAAACTATATTAGAATGGGAGACTTTCACTTCTATAAACAACACGGCGTGGTTGAATATAAAGTGAAGGATGGAGATACGGTGGCGAGTTTAAGTAAATTTTTTAAAGTGCCCGAATCGAGGATTCGTAGTGCGGGTAAGGTAGAAAAGGGTAAGAGAATCGTTTTTAAAGCTAATGTATTTTCTCATAAGAGGGGATGGGCTACAGGTCCTCTTTTGAGTGATGCGTCTGGTAAGGTGATCAAAGATCCTAGATATGCGGCAAGGAATTATCCTGGTTTAAATTACACAACCTACTGTAGTTCATTCTGTGTCCGCGACACTGGAATTAAAGTCGGAAAGACTCATCCCAAGGTCCGACAGAAGACTTCTAAGGTCTAATACGTTTTCTATATCAAAGTTGATGTCACATTCGTCCAAAAATCTCAACATTGCCTCGGACTCCGGCACGGGTACGGAATCTGAATTCCCTGTGTCGTTATTGGTAACTGTTATCGTTACTGTAAATTTTGAAACGTCAAATAGTTTCCTACACGTCGGGCAAGTATTCTTGCCCTTTTCTTTCCACTTATCTAAACATTCCGTATGAAATATATGCCCACACCTTAGGCGTGTATTTGATCTGGTCGATCTAACCTCTGTAAGACATATAGAACAGGGAGAGGACATTAAAGTATTGTTATAAGTTTTTTTCACATATTTTACGTGATTAATTTGTATCCGGTTTAATGAGACCCTTTTTCGCCTGCTCCTTTTGAAGTTGTTCAATCACGGCCGGGCCACCTTTCTGGAGAAGTTGTCGATAAGAATAATTATCCGCATATTGAACACCATTTTTTTGCATGATGTGGTTATTCAAGAGTTGTGCTGAAGAGTTAAGAGAATATTGACGTCCGTCTGCCATTCCGAGACGTTGCGACATGATCTTATTTACCATGACACTAGAAATTAATTTTTCGATTTGTAATGGTCTTGAGCCACGAGTGATATCCGTTAGCCCTTACTTTACTAATCATGGTTTCAATATTGTGACCAAGGAATATATTGAATGTATCAGTGTCTTGGGTTCGTTTAACACGAATTTTTTCATTTTGATTGATGTGTTGATTGATAATATTGTATGCGAATACGATCTCCTTGAGAGTCTCTGCTCCAGTTATAATAACCTTACCAGTACTAAAAATACTAGTTGTGATTTCTTTCATTTCTTCTGCTGGCCTGAATTTAATCTTCACCGCCGAATACCGATCTGGTTCAAAACTAATCTTGAAAATGTCCGAATGGTTTTCAAAGTGTTGTGCGACTTCCATGAGATTGACATTGTAATTCAAACTGAAATTACTATTTATCATAACGACCCGGAAAGAATCCAATGGTGTGGGCTTTTCAAGACCTATACAAATCTTAAACAAATATTCCAGTTGTGTGATGATTCTCTTTGCGTCG